CACAATTCAGAAATCAATAAACAGCCGAAATACCAACTCCTAGAAGCAATCAACAATTTTGTAATGCAAGGTGCCATCGGCGTCTGTGCTGGCACGCTATATAACATGATGGACTGGCGTATGTTCATATTCTGGGGGGTATTCTATGCTTCCTTTCACATTATAAACTACACTTACTACGAACCAACCGTCCATAGCGACCACCATCAAGATATTAACTCGAATTTAGGTATTGATATCTTTGACATATTAATGGGCACTAAACACGACTGGACAGATATAGAAAATTACAACCATTATTCATTTAATATGATAATCATCACCGTTCTATTTTACTTTATCATATAATAGTATATGTTTCATATCGAACCATTGGTCTACATTGTCTACGTCTACTCATTCATTGTTATATTTATTAATGTAAATCCTAGTATTATTAATATATTGTTCTTCTTTACCTACTGCTTCTATACTACGTGGTTTATTGGAAACGGATGTAAACACACCTCGATAGTGGAATATAGCCCCAAACTTCTTATAACTGCTCAATACTCGCTCTTTTGTAGTGCGTGCTATTACCTCATTCATATATCCTGGAATAAATACAAAAACAATATTTACTACCGTTTCGCACTCGCAATGCTACCATTAATATATACAATTAACATCAAAATTGCCGAGAAAATATTCAATTGCGGACAATATCATAATTACAATACAGCGTATCTAATCTATTTTTTAATGATCGCAATTAATTTAATAATTATAAAAATGTTCTATTCTAATAATGGACTGTTGTAAAACGAATAAAAAAACGTGTAAGAGAAAGGAGGATGGAAGGGTATTCTCTCTGCCCAGAAAATTTACACGGAAACGTTGCCTCGCCGGAGCGAATGGGTTTACTATGCGGAGCTCTTGCGCTCCGTATAAATATTGTAAGCAACAAAAGGGCGGTGGGAGACAACGATGTATCTCTGTAGTGAATATGAACGGAATTACTGGTGTCATAAAACTGAAGAGTGGTAAAAATGGATGTACTGTCAAATACGATATTAATGGTCTAGCAGACGGAAAACACGGCTTCCATATCCACAAGTGTGGTGATATGACCAAAGGGTGCGAGACCGGGTGCGAACATTTTAATCCATTCAACAAGAATCACGGTGGTCCTCACTCGCAGGAGAGGCACGCGGGTGATTTAGGAAATATCATCTCTCTAAACGGAGTATCTAAGGGTAGTATCACAGTAAAAGACATTTCGTGCGACCCTAAAACGAAGATATCAATCGTTGGCAGAATGTTTGTCATCCACGAAGACGAGGACGATTTGGGAAAAGGAGGAGACGAAGAGTCGTTGAAAACAGGAAATGCGGGAAAACGCATTGCTTGTTCTATTATAGGGGTCGTGGAGTAATCACCAAAGGTAAGTAATCACCAAAGGTATATATGGCTGAGTATTTTAGCGTTATAGTATCCGCCCGTTTTATCAATCTCCTTTTTAATGGCCTCGCTCCGCACCGGCGTCCCGCTATGCCTCTTAAAATAGTTGCGCATTCGCTTTCGCGTCGCATGATTGTCCTTTGCGTAGAGCTTTGATGGGGTTCGGTCCTTGTATTGCTGATATCCTAACCCGCCAAAATGTATGATGCGTGTCTTCTTTGTCACCCTATCCTCGACGACTACGGTATATTTTTTACCGTCCTTCTTGCTCTTTTCGAATTTAAGGATTCGCTCTTTCATATTTGGCTTTCCACCACCTATTTTAATCGTCTTTTTAGTTGGAATTCGCGCTTTTTTACTCAATTTTAACGCCGTGCTACTAGGCTTACATCCCTCCAACAGTATTGCCGCGTCCACTTTCGCCGCCGGTCCTCCCGATACTGCGCTGTATAAACGCGCTTTCCCCCACGAATGTGCCGTCTGATTGGGTCTGGAACCGGCGGAGTAATACGCCCCCTGTCCCTTCTTTACTATTTTATCAAGTGCCGATCTTTTACATTTAGTCTTTTTACTCAATTCAAGAATACTAATCGGTTTATTCTTATCCATGCCATATAATTCGGCTGCCTTGCTCGCCCAGCTCGTCTTGCGACTCTTGAATCCGGCAATTTTCTTTCTCGTGTGATATTTACCCTCTTTATACGCGCGGCGCGACTTTTTTAACTCGCTAGTTGCCTTTCCTCTTGATTTAGTAGAGAGATTTTGCGGCACATAATTCTGTGGAATCCGCCGCATTATATATACTCATTACAAGAATATCCCGTTATTTCACAACAAAATGGAATTTTGGATTCACCCTTGTAATGAATACAATTTACATCTTTACAAGAACCGAGTGTTGCCATTAATCGCGAAGCCATACGGTCCCCTATAATTCCCTGAACACACCCCTTCTCTCCGTTTATGGTTACCATCCTATAATGTAACCGTTTAACATCGCTCAATTGGGTTAATAAAAAGATAAATTTGAACAATCTTCCCAACATTTATATTAAAATATGAATACTTTTATATGGATTGTTGTAACAAATGTTTATGTCCAACTACACACGATACTGTGTCAAATCCGCAGACTAATTTAATTGTGAACGACATTTCAGAGGAGGAAATGGCTAAAGTAATTCATAAATTAAATGACTCCAATGATATTAAACGCATACAAAATCTCAAAATACTTACAAAATCCTTCAATCACGGATATGATATTGATAATATTAATAATATTGATAATATCAAACAGAAATTCTATAAGCTACTTAATGAAAATATCCAGTTGAAATACGAGAATATACAAAATAATAAACACGGTTCAGAGACCAGAATAGCATTGATTAAAAAACTACACAATGACCCGCTTTATATTAAGTCGCAGCTTAAAATAGAGGCCTACAAGAAGCGTATATCGCTCATGCTAACCGACGTCGAAGAACGTAATTACGTATTGAACCTCAAATATGTTAGCTATAATTTTAAGATTCAGTGTATTCAGATATCAATCATATTGCTCTCTACTATATCCGCGCTATTACAGGGTTCAACGCAGGTGTTTAATATTTTACCCGAAACTATCACTTTTTTTGGACTGTTCATATCGGCATATACCAGTTTTACACTGTCTGTTAGCAAATATATGAACTACGACGAGAGAAAAGAGGAAACACACTATCTAAGGAAACGTTTCGCCGACTTTTTAGTAAAGGTTCAGATACTTAATAATGAGTTAGAGCTATGGTCAACCTACAAATTCTGGGCGGACGTCTCTATTACCACAAAAGTCGCCGATTGGAATCAAGAGGAAAAAAACATAAAACAGCTAATTGAGAAATTAGTAAATGAAAAACAAGAACTTTGTAGTGATTTTGAGAAAATACTGGATGCCATTACTCAAAAAAAATACCGAGAACGCGCCTCTGAGCTGCGAGTAAACAAATACAATAGAATGCTGTTATTTGATAATAAAAACGAAAAGAACATGATTAAACAAAACGAAAATCTTATTCAACGAAATCAAGAATTACAAAGCGAGGTAAATCTATACGATACCGTTAATAAAAAGGAAGGATGCTTTCCATAATTTATTATACACATATATTAATGACTTATATTCTGGCTATTATTGGCGTGTTTATTATTATTGGATTGCTATATTACAACAATCGATTATATGAATCTTTCGATAGCGAGACGTCTGAACCACCGAAGACCACAAGCGAACCAGAGCCAACCATATCAAAGCCCTCCTTATCCGAACCGGCAGATTACGCGGCTGGTGATTCTAACGACGAGACCCCTCCAAAACCAGCAATAACCAATCAACTATCATTATACAAGGCATATATGGATACAAACTGTAAGAATAACTACTGCTGTGAGGACGGAATGACCTTTAATGAAGATTTAGGTGTCTGTATCAAAAACAACGATAGCTCCTACCTATCGGAGTTTCATGCGCTCGGCACTTCTCATACACCGCCACCAAAATTGGACGATTTGAGATAACTAGAGAGAGTTCATCTCTTTTTTAGTAAGTTTTACCTGTTTGCCAAGCTCCTTTAGTAGTTTTAATTTTAATTTTTCATCCAAGTCTCGCGTGGTAGAGCCAGCAATAGCAATATACTGAACTTTGAGCGCCTCTGTATCCATCCAATCAGGATATTGCTTCTCGAATTCGGTACACCAACTCTGCTGTATTCCATATTCGGCATTTTGGATCACTTTCTCTCCAGTATTTTCTTTCCACCCTTCCTTCTCATCCTTTATATACCATTCCTGGTTCTTCAGATTGGTACAATGGAAGGGGCGTTCTGTGATGGCAAGTGGCTGCAGGCTCTTGAGGACAACATTCGTGATACATTCCTTCTTCTCCTTCGAAAGGTCGTCCATGGTGATAAATAGCTGTTTTGCGAAATTCTGTATCGTCATCGCATCCGCACATTTCTCATTCAAAAATAGCTGAATATTGAAAACCTGATTGTTATTATTGTTGTTATTTCCTATTTTTGGAATCATTTCTTGGATTTGCTTATGTAATGATTCGTTTTCACCCACAACCTTTAACATTATCTCCATCATATCCGTGTTAGTTTTATCGGGGTCTTCTGTTGTTTTTGCTTCATCAGTAACGAAATTACACTGTTTTTTATGTCTACAGTAACCCGACTGAAACTTATATTTTTTTCCACAACCACAATGGTAAGGGTTTTTAGGTGGAGAGTTTTTTTTACCATTTTTACCATTATGCTTTATGGTCTGTAAATGTTTATTGAAATCGCTAATTCTACTAGCATAATAATCACACTTTTCACAGTGGTAATTTTTTGGAGAGTTTTGGAGAGTTTTTTTTACCATTTTTCCTTAATAAATGGTAATAAAAACTCTCCAAGCTTTTTACACAATATCTATATTTTGGACGATTTTCACTGAGACCATAAAAACCCTACATACTTTTTGCCCAACTCCCAGATAATTTCCTACATCACCTAGACAAAAATTTTTTTTTTTTTTTTTTGAAAGTCATTTCATATATTTG